TAAGATAGTTTAGTGCATATGATCCTGTACTGATCCAATCAGTAGGATCGTTAAATCCAGTACTCATGCCTGAGATACTTTTAGTCAAGTCCTTACGGAACTTACTAACATCAAATGATTTAGCCATAGTTTCTCCTAATAGAAATAGTATGGGGGATTTCTCCCCCATTTTATCTTAGCTTGATTGTCGTGAACGAATCATTGCAAGAATGTCAGCTGCTTTGTCGCCAGTGTCAGCTACAGGAGCTGCTACAGGTGCTACAATAGCTGCTTCTGCTACTGCTACATCTGCTTCAAAGGGCGCAGTTGCTTGTGCTACAGGAGCTGCTACAGGAGCTGCTACAGGAGCACTTTGGCTAACAGCCGTTGCATTTGGTGATGCAGTCTTAGTTGGATCACCTGTTCGAGCTTGCATTCCGCTTGGACGGAAGTAGCTGCTCCAACGATCCGGATCGTATGCTTCACCGTCTACTGACGCTTCAAACATTTCTTTCATAACCTTAAGGGCTACTTCGTCCGGCTTCTTAGGAAGGAAGTCTGTAAAGTTAAACAAACCATGTGTGTTAACTGCATTCATTTCAGCATCACTTAGTGGGCGATCTCTACGAGCCCAATTAGATGTTGAATAGTCTGCATATCCACCTTTACTAGTTTTATTAAGACGGAAGTCTACACCAGCAGTATAATCTGTTGGTAATTCTTCCATGTCTGGATCCATAAGAGCCGCTTTAATAATTTGGAAAATTTGTGGTCCAATAATAAAGCGTCTAATTGGGTTCTCTGGGGGAGTATCGTCACCAAGTGGGTTCTCAGTAACAAAGCCTTGGAATACGTATGAACGCTTCTTCCAATACTTACGACCCATGTCTTCAAGACTTGCGTCTTTAAACCATCCACGTACTTCGTTCAAAATATCGCACGTATCTCCGTACATTTCCATACACGGAATTTGTACTTGTACTGGACGTGAGTCTGTTTCGCCTTTAACACCTGCGAACGGAAGTTTGATCATCAAACGTTCTGCCCAGAAAAAAGTGTTATCTGCGTTACCATCAGGAAGGAATCGGAAAGTTGTACTTTCACCTTCTTTAATATTCCAAAATGGGTAGATTGCGTTATCGCCGCCGCTACGGTTATTACCGTTTGACTTTGATTCTTGTTCTTTGAGCTTCGCTCGGATTTCTGCTAATGATGCCATAGTTTAATGCCTCCTATAAGTGCCTATGTTTTGTTTTAGTATTTGCCTAAGTGTGCAATACATATTAGTATTATACACTCTTTTACTTAGCCTGTCAAATGGTATTTGTGGGGTTTTTTGGTTTTTTTGGGTTTAGTTAGAAAATTAGCTGATTATCTTAAACCAGCTAATTCACGCATTCTGTTATGCTCGTCGTTTAGTTCGTCTACTTCAACATTCATTTTCAACCATTCTGGATCTGTTCTCTTTTCAGCGGAAAAACCTATCTTTGCCATCTGACCGATTCCCTTAACATTATATCCAGAAGCCCACATATAATCTTTTAGTTTAAATCCAACTTCTTCCCAAAGTTCATAAAGGTCTTCTACTGAACGTTGATACTTTTTCTTTAAATTGACACTATCATCACCATAGTCTAATTCATCTTCTATAGAATGATACCAATCGTTTAATGCTAGGTACATACCTTTTGGAGACATTTTTGCCATTGGAAGTCTACGAAATGCCATCAATTTTCCAAGATTGCCACCCAATGGTCGCACTTTTTGCATTAAGTCATCAACTAATTCAAATTTTCTATCTATTTCTGCAGCCACTTTAACTTGTTCTGCATTTTCAGATTTTTTTACAGATTTTCCTTTTGCGCCCGGCACCAATTGTTTTATAGTGTCCATAAAGTTTTCGTCTACTTCATCTTCCATTTGCTGCGGTTGTGAACGCATTTGGAACTCTTCAAACTTTGAATTAATTTGCTCTATAAATGCCTTTGCAGGTTCTATGAACTGCTCGCCGTAGTCTTTTTCAATCATTGTAAGTACTGCGGTTTCGCCTTTAGGGAACTGGCCTGTTTCTTTATCAAAGTAACTTAGAATAAATTCGCCTAGTGGAGTCTTTTGTTCTTTCTCAGCCTTTCCGTCATCTTTGCTCATTGAGCCGTCTTTATCAATCTTAACATCCATAGTGTCGTCGTTATCTTCTTCTCTGTTACTTAATGCATCACCCATCTTAATAGAGTCAATACTTTGCATTACTGGATATAGCACAGTTACAACTTGATTACCAAACGCACCATCCTTCATACCACTATCATCGCTGCCAGCAAGTTCTTTCTTCTTAGCAATGCCGCGTAATTTCATCATATCGTCAATAGCTGATTTGAAGTTTTTATCAATACCTTGGAAGCCTTTTGTTTTTGTTTCAATCCATGTATATACGTCCCATACATCACTAACGTATCTATTTGCAAAGCCACGTGGCATTTCTGCTTGACCACGTTCAAAAGACTTACCAATGCCACGTAATTCGCCTAATAGGTCAGTAGCATCCTTTGCATTATTAATGTATGCTTCATCGACATCATCTTCGTCCATGTCACCAATTCCATTATTGTTTGCATCTACCCAATTACTACCTTTTGGATCATGCGAGTCATGTTTACAATCTGTAGTAGGCTTGTCAAATGCATCACCGCAATCCTTACATACTTTTTCGTCTACTGCCTCTTCACGAAACTGACCCATCATTTCTTCAAAGCCTTGCTCTAGTGCAATTTCTTCTTTGGTTGTTCCCTTTTTGCGACAAGAACCTGGCTCGCCTTCTGTAGTGCCTGGTACTCGTTCGTGTCCATCCCAGCAATCTTGTTCAGCTAATTTTATTGCTTCTTCAACAGACTCTATTGAAGCTGTTTGCATATTATCGTCTTTGCTTCTGAGCATATCAATAACTTTTTTGCCGCCGTATAATATTGCTACTACTGCTAGTGCAGGTAGTGCATACTTAGAAGCAAATTGTGCTACTTTTAATAATCCACTTGAACCAATAGCTGCGCTAATTTGATCTTGAATTCCTTCAATTCCGGCCATGCCTGCATCTATTAATCCTTGTGCATCTGCACCAAGATCGCTTGCCATATCACCTACAGCATCAATAGCATCACTTGCCTGCTTGCCTAGATATGCTCCGCCGCCAATGGCTGCTGTTGTTCCAGGATTTTTAACTGCAAATTTACCTGCTCCTTTAGCAACTGCTCCTACTCCTTTACCAGCTCCTTTAGCAACTGCTCCTACTCCTTTACCAGCAACTTTTGCTACACCTGCCGCTGCTCCTCGTTTGGCTATAATACCTGCACCCATTCTTGTTAGGTAAGGTATTGCCATTCTTGCGCCTGCCATTAATGCAGGGATAGCGAGTACAGGTAGTTCGTCTACTCTTTGTTCACCTAGTAAATCGTCTGGTCCTAGTTCTTTAGCTTTAGTTACTTCGCTTACTAGCTTAAACACGTATGGAAAAATATCTTTTAATTCTTCGTTAAACTGTCTAATAGTCAGTTGGTCAATCCAATTTTCTGCAACTTCTGCAGGTACATCTTCCATTACAACTGGAGCAAAGGATTCAATTGTTTCTGTGTAATATGCTTTCTTTTGTAGATTCTCAAGAGTCTTTTTAACTGTAACAATACGTTCGTTTACAGCATCAGTATACTCGGATAAACTTTCTGCCATTACAGCACTACGACTCATGTATCTTTTAAACTTACTTAATTTTGCTTGCTCTTCACTCAAACTAACAATATGCTTACCGAAGTCATCATACGCATTACCGCCTTCTGCTACGTGCCGCGCCATTGCTCGTGCGCCATTCAAATGCTTGTATGGGTATTTGAAACGTTCACCTTCTGAACTTTCAATATATATAGCACCTACGTTTCTAGTACGCCCGGATACTTGTTCTTGATTAACACTTTCGGTGTGTTTAATCATTAGTCTTGCTCCGTCTACGTCTTGGTAACTTATTTTAGAAGTGCCATAGAGTTTTGATTCTGCCATTGTTCTGTCTCCGGTCCGATTAGATAAAAATTTGTAATCTCTTTTTGTTAGATTTGACTTAGTAATATCTCTTATTGAAAATTCTAACATACGTTTCTTTGCAAACAATCTTAATTCTTTTAAGAATGCATACCAATTGTTTTTAGTTAGGGTATCTTCAGTAGATATAAAATCTTTGGAAAATATAATTGTCATACCTTCGTCTTCAGTAATATTAACACTAACATTACCTAATACTTTATCAGATTCTTTATATTCAAAATCAAAAAATCTAGCTTGTGAAGGTTCGTTTATAACTTCGCCGGCATCATTGCCTATCGTAATACTAGGAAATCTACCTCGTATTTTGTTAAAAAGATCTTCGCCTATTTTATCAAATTCTTGCATATTGTATTTATCAACTCTCTTAATAGTTTGTGCTAATGAATATTGGCATTGGTGCCTCATAATCTGCTATTTCTTCAGCCTGCGTAAATGTATTATATATCCTAGGATCCCAGTCTTTAAGCACTGCCATCATTCTAATAGCTAATAGCGTTGCACTAATAAGATCATCTGTTTGACCCGGCTTAGCTTGATAACTACTGCCAGTTGCTACAAAGTTCTTAAGTTCAGATATAAACGGTTTACTATGTACAATCATCTTCTCATTTTCGACCATAGTTTTTAATCTACTACATGCTGTAATTTTAGTACCATGCGTAGTATTAAATCCTTTACGGAATTTACGCACGTGACCTTTACGCATTGGTTCACTTACAAATAGTCCTGGTATGTTTTCTTCACCATAGTCTTGTATAACTAGTAAACATGCTTCGCCAATACCATTGTTTTCAACACTCCAGTATAATCCATTATTATTATTTGTCTGGCCTTCTATGTATTTACATATATCTGATAATACTCTAATTTGTCCAGGTATAGCTGTAGTATTATGTTGCCATTCAGCTACTTGTTCGTAACTAGGTAATTCAAATACTTGTATAGCAGCGTTGTCACCACCTGTTCCCATACTAGGATCTAGAGCAACTGCATATGTGTATTCTGGTGTAGGTTTCTTATACCACCGTGTTTGCCCCATATTAACTAACGGAACGTCACCTTCCATAGTAGCAAGTATTAACGAACTAACAAGTGTTTCGTCAAATACTAAGAATTCACAACCGTATTCACGTCTAAATCGTTCTTCACCAATACGACCTACTTCTTCTACTTTCCATTTATCATCTCTATCTGGATGTTCTTCCCAATAACTACGGAAACTATGAAATCCATTAATGCCAAGTTGTTGCTCGTTGCCGTGTTCGTCAAACTTATCTTCAGCTTGCTTCCAAATAGTAGCAAATGTATCTTCATCTGAATTAGGTGTGCTTGTAAGAATTGCACGACCACCTGTTGCTAGTGTAGGTGATATTGATGTCCAAAAGTCTGTTGCTACATTAGGTTGTACAAATGCAAACTCGTCACAGTATAGTAATGATATAGACATACCACGTCCAGTGTTACCTGTTGTAGTAGCACTAACAATACGTGATCCGTTTTCAAATTCAATACTACCCTTGTTATAGTTAGTAACGCCTGCACGTATATGATCAGGACATAATTCATATCCATAGCGTATACGTTGCATAATCTCTTGTGCGCCGGTATATTTGTGCGCTGCAATTAGGATAGTTTGATCAGGAACAAACATTGCGTACCATAATAAGTAGATTGCAGCACAAGTAGTTTTACCTGTTTGTCTTGGTAACATGTTAATGTTAAAACGATGGTCATGATAACTTTGCAGTAATCTATCTTGATACTCGAAAGGTTCAAATAACAACTTTCCCTTTACAGGATGTTGTATGTATGCAAAGTTACGTGCAAAGTAGTCGTACCCGTTTTTAGGGTCCATACACTTCATAAGATCTTCTACTTGCTCGTTAGTAAAGGTCTCTTGTTTATTTGCTTTTTTTGTTAGTACACCGTCTAAACTTTTACTCATTCTATTTGTCCTTGAACGGATGGTTAAGCAATGCATCTTTTAAATACTGAGGTACTTTACTATCTTTAGTAAGTTGGAACTTTTCAATATGGTTTTCTATTCTATCTGATAGATATGCATATTGATTGCTAGTCCAGTTTGCGTCTGCAAGATATTCGTCTACTACATCAAATGTGTCGTTATAATCTAAATTAAATATAATCTCTTGGTCGAAATATTCGTTAATTTTTTCGTAAGTTGCATTAGGCTTTACAAAGTCTTCAAAATATATAATATCAATTGGGTTAAACTTATCTCGTATTCTGTTTTCGTAGTCATATATTGCTTTAGTAAATGATCCTAAGAAGAATTCTAATCTAGGTACAAACGCATTAAAGTTGCAAAAATTAGCATTAATATTTCTACTTGATTGCAAGTACGGATTATTATGACTGTCCTTGCCGCTATTTTGTTTCACTGCTAGAGAATATCCTGCAGCTATTTTACTAAAAATAGTTTTCCAAATATCTTTACGAATAGTAACTAAAGGTCGATAGTTATAGTTTTGTACTAGCTCGTGTATCAGTACACAATCTCCAAATATTATTTTAATTCCGTTATACTTTTTATAGTATGTACTTTCAATAGTATTAGTTAGTTTTGATTCCCAGTCTAGTGTAGATACAAATGGTTCAAAGAAATGACTTTCTTGGGTTATTATTCCATCTAGTTTCTCCGAAGAATAAACACATATGTCTTCACTAGAAGTTAGTGTGTTTGCTATAGCAGTAGTACCTGACCTTGGAAATCCTAGAATAAAAAATTTATTATTATGCATGCTAGTATTTAACCAAAAAAATAGCGTCCGGAGACGCTATTGGATTCCAATTAACTATACTAATCTCGTAAAGTAAGACCTGCTGAAGCTATCTTAGCAAGCACTGCTACTTCAGTAATTGGATAATTAGGATCGTTAAAAGAAGTATAATCGTTTATAATATTACAAATTACTTCTAACGTAAGATCAGTAGAGCCGTTATTATATGCGTCTACAAATGGCTGCACTAGTGTTTGGTCCCAGGCACGCATATCACGTGCTGCTACATGAGCAACCCAAATCCTAACGTCATCTTCTGTTGAAAATATTGTCGGGACTTCAACTGCTTTTACAGAACCGTCTCTTAACATATTTACTGTTGCCATTTAAAACTCCCATCTATTTAATATATTTATCATTACTGTATGTATTTAAACTATTATATTGTCGTAGTATCCAATGTTGAATCGTAGATCAAATAGTTTACGTCTGTCTTGTTGTATTAGAATATGTGTAGGAGCAGCATGTTTGCCGTATCTTGGCTCACTCCATAACCACTCGTATTGCAAACTAACATCTAGTTTACTACAA